AGTTTTGTTAGCCATTTAACAGTCCCATTTTCTTAATGCTAGTGCTTTCCTTGTTGGTCTGCCCTTCTCATCCTTCATAGGCCCAGGCACACCACTCATACGAGCACAGAAAGACTTCCTCCTAGCAGCCTTCTTAGGAGACTTAGCAGCCTCTTTAGAGGACACAGGAGGCTTCAGGTTAGCGCCTTCCTTAGCTTTAAAGTATGCCCTGCCTTTGGCGTTTAAACCACCTTCTGGGTTCTGATATACTTTCTTTACCATTATTTTTTCTTCGCAGTCTTCTTAGCTTGTTTGAATGCCTTAGCTGTGGGAGCGCCTTTGGAGCCGACCTTACGCATCTTCTCACCAGATCCCTCGGCTATCCGCTTACGCTTGGCCCAGATATTAGAGTAGAGTCCTTGTTTCATTTCTTGGCTTTCTTCTTCTTAGCCAATCCTGCCATTGATAGACCAACAGCTACTGCCTGTTTCTGAGGCATACCTTCTTTACGCAGCTTGCTGATCTTAGCCGATGCTGCTGCTTGTTTGCCCTTCTTAGTGTAAGGGTATTTCTTTCCGTCTACCATTGGCATACTATTCTCCTTAATATTGGAATTGAACTGCAGTTTCAGGAACAAACTCTACTGTTGCTATGTAAGTTACTGTATTAGTGCTAGAGTTCTGTACTCGAATCTCATCACCAGCTTGTAAGACTACCTCTGTGTTACCGTCTAATATAATAAACTCACCAGCACCTAAGTTCTTACCACCAACAATAAAGTACTCAGTGTTAGTAGAAGAGTCGTACCAGTAGACCTTTGGAGTATCGTTACCAGTAAGACTAATGATATACATTAGCTGCCAGTAACCAGTATTCTTAGTAGGAACTGTAAGAATAGTTTCCTTAGTGGTAGTGGTCTTAGTTGTAACGGCTGATACTTTTCTGCTCATATTAACCTATTTTAAGAACTAAGCTGAGTAATAGAACTACGATAAAACCAGTAGTCCCAAGCAGGATCTGTTCTAGTCTCTTTAGCCTAGCATTGATGCCTGCATAGCGTTCAGCACATACAGCTTCATGGGTATCAAGTTGTCCTTTAACTTGGTCTGCCGTTGTCATAACTAAGTCCTGATCATGTCCATAATTTCATCAAAGCTCTCTGCTACCTCCCAAGAGTTGCCGTTCATACCGTAGCAAACACGCACCTTTGACCCATCTTCTTGGGTATGTTCAAAGATTGACGCAATCAGGTCTGTGTTAATAATTAGACCCTCACCAATGCGCCCTTTGGCGGCGTTAGTTAGTTTGATTAACTTCACTCAGTCACCTCAACCCAAGAGGTTGTAGCCTCATCCCATGAGTAACGCTTGTCATCGGTTGGGTACGGTACTGGAGCATCCCACAGGCAAGTGTCCTCGTTTAACAACCAAGACGCATAGGGTTTGGGAGGAATGAACGCATCCCGACCCGCATCGTAGGTGTAGCCTAGTCCCGCATAGTTCTTGCGGAAAGGGGTTCCACCTAATGCGTGTACCCCGCCGTGGGTATTGTACGAAGTCTGCTTATAGACATCGCCTGTACGGCCAGAGAGTTCTGCTTCTTTGCCGTTGTCCTCATCACGACCAACCGTGACAAAAATAACGACATTGTTTGAATCAAGTTTTGCAAAGTGAGCCAATTGCTTCTCCTTAACTAAAAGTTACTGTTTCTGAGGTTGTAGATGTAGCGGTCACGGTGTAAATCTTAAATCCTGACACTGCAGTCGATAGCGAGGATGTAACACCGCCTGAGAATGTAGCCGTGCGGGTATCAGGAATCTTGATTATTACTATTCCCGAACCCCCGCTTGCGCCACTAAAATCTGTTGAACCGTAACCGCCTCCACCACCACCTCTATTGGCAGTTCCAGCGGTCATGCCAGTACCATTTTTACCGCCATTGCCACCACCACCAGAGCCTCCAGTAGAAGTTGAACCACTTCCATTGAAATGGCCGCCTCCTCCACCACCAGCGTAGTAAACCGCCGAACCAGAAATTGAAGTTTGTGTTCCGTTACCTCCATTTCCACCTACGGTACTTTGTCCAGCTTGTCCAGCGGCAGACGCTCCACCCCCGCCGCCAGCAGCAAAAGGTGAGGCCACTACACCATAGCCATTTCCTCCACTATTTCCTTGGCTTGGCGTTGTGCTTGGCGTATTTCCAGCGCCGCCGTTTGATTGATAACCTCCACCACCACCAGAACCCCCGGTTGCGCCATTGCTTGTGTTTGCTTTTCCACCTCTACCGCCGCCGGTTGACGTTGTTGAAGATAAAACAGAATTGCTACCGCTTGTTCCAGTTGCTCCTCCAGCACCACCACCACCAACTGTGACTGTGTATGTTTTTCCTGTAACAACATATTGACCTGTAAGTTCACGGTATCCACCGGCTCCACCACCGCCGTAGTCTGAACCGCCGCCACCACCAGCGACAACAAGATAATCAATTTGAAACTCACGAATAAACGTCACAGTCTCACTTGTCGTGCTAGTTGCGGTCACAGAGTAGATGTTGAACCCACCAGACGTAGACAGAGATGAAGTTACGCCACCAGAGAATACTGCGCCTACGTTGTCAGGTACTTTGATAACGACAATGCCTGAGCCTCCGTTACCGCCTGAATAAGTTGCATTACCAGCGCCACCTCCACCGCCACCGAAGTTAGCAGTTCCAGCGTTACCGTTAGTCAAAGAACCATTACCACCGCCGCCAGCGCCAGTTCCAACACTAGAACCAAATCGAGCATCATTTGCGCCACCACCGCCACCAGCCCTAGTGACCGATGATCCTGTAATGCTAGAGGCAGTACCTGCACCACCATTACCAGCAGCGCCGTTTAGGACTGAATTTCCTCCAACGCCACCAGAACCTCCACCCCCAGCACCATTTGGTGCAGTTGAAATGAAAGAACCGGCTCCACCATTGTTACCTTGAGATGGAGATGTAGATGGGGTGTTTCCAGAACCACCCGCTGCATTGGTTGTTCCCCCACCACCAGAACCGCCACTTGCTCCGCTTGTTACACCATTCCAACTACCACCACCTCCACCGCCATCTGAAGTGATTGTATTAAAAACGCTATTGCTTCCTGAAGCACCTCGTGCTGCACCGTTATTTGAACCAGCACCGCCAGCACCAACGGTAACTGTATATGCCTGTCCAAAAGTTACAGATTGAGTTGTACTTGAACGATAACCTCCAGCACCGCCGCCACCACCGCCATATTCTGCGCCGCCAGCGCCACCGCCAGCAACAATTAGCACTTCAGTAATTTGTGCGCCAGCAAGGAAAGTAACAGTCTCGCTAGTAGTAGATGTAGCCGTTACTGTGTATACGTTAAACCCAGCAACCGCAGTAGATAAAGTTGAAGTTACACCAGATGAGAATGAGGCATAGTGCGTCGATGGGATTTTGATGATAACGACACCAGAGCCGCCATTGCCGCCAGTCGCTGTGCTTCCAGCACTATTTCCTGAACCGCCTCCACCACCACCTCCTGTGTTTGCAGTCCCCGCACCGCTAGAGCCAGCGCCACCACCTCCTGCACCCGCAGCACCGGGGTTATTGCTTATGTCAGGCGTTGTTCCACCACCACCACCTCCAGCCCTTTGTGTAGATGTCCCTGTAATACTAGAAAATTTTCCAGCGCCACCAGCACCACCTCCGCTTGTGGTTGCATTACTTCCTACCGCGTCTGCCCCACCACCACCACCTCCTGTTGGATAACCCGGAGGAATTGAACTTCCCGTTCCTCCGTTGTTTCCCTGCCCAGAAATTCCTGTACCGCCGCTGGTTCCTAATCCACCGCCACCACCAGAGCCTCCATTTACCCCTGTTCTATTACTATTGACTCCACCACCACCACCGCCATCTGAAGTGGTTGTGCTAAAAACGCTATTACTTCCTGATGCGCCTCTTACTGAACTACTTGTTGATCCAGCGCCTCCAGCGCCAACCGTGACGGTGTAAGCCGTGCCAACATTAAAAGTTTGGCTGGTTAATTCTCTATAACCGCCAGCACCACCGCCACCAGCACCATATATTCCACCGCCACCAGCAGCACCACCCGCTATTACTAGGTAGTCAGCAAGGATAGTCGGCGCACCCTGCCCAGCAAGAAGAATCTGAAAGATTCCAGTCATTTAAGAGACATTCCCTGTAATGACACAGACGGTGCTAGAGATAAATAGGATTGTGCAGACACCTCTAGTCGCAAGGGTAACGCTTGCCTTATCCGAATCTGTACCCGCAATATAGGCGGTTGTGATTGTGCAAGTGATAGTTATGTTTCCAGAGGTGTTGTTAAAGATAGAGATTGCATCGCCCTCTGCAAACGTAGCATCAGGTATTGTGATTGATCCACCAGAGCCAACTTGCACATACTCACCAACATCGGTTGTCGCAAGGGTATAGGAGCCTGTCTTAGTTCCTACTGGCGGGATGTTGATGTAGCCTAGCGTTGCAGTCTGGGCCGGTAAAGTAATCGTTGTAGTGCCAGCGGCAGCAGCAGCATTAAGCGTAGACGTTCCGCTACTGGAGCCATTGAGTTTAAGGTTGCCAGAGTTAAAGCTCTGAGCTGCGGTAAAAGTCTGGACTACGTCAGTCTTAGCCGTGTCTGCGTCATAGGCTTGTACGTCTGTGCCAATTATAAGACCCGTTACTGCGTCTCCTGATTGTAGTTCTTGTACCGTTGTGCCGTTTAGAACTAATGGATATCTGTTAGCCATGTTTTATCCTATACAATAGATACTTGAATTGTTGAGCCTGCACGATTAGTAACAGGAAGATAGCCGTTTGCTAGAGACACGTCAGTAATAGTACCAGCACGAACTAGAATCTGTAACTTAGTTGGAATAGTAGACCAAGAAGCAGCAGAACCATCAGTTTTTAAATACTTACCGTTGTTACCAGTTTGACTAGGTAATGCATCTACGTTACCCCAAGTAACATCATAGTTAGTATTAGAGTTTTTGATTAAGGCTTGACCAGTTGTACCTCCAGCAACAATACCTACTCCAGCAGGAATAGTAAAGTCAAACACTGCTGCAGAGCTAGTACCAGAGTTTGTTACTGTTGCGCTAGAGCCGGGGGAGCCAGTAGTTGTAGTACCTACAGCAATCGTTGCAGCGGCTCCTGCAGCACCTGTAGCACCAGTTGCCCCAGTAGCTCCAGTGTCTCCTCTAGGGATACTGAAGTCAAAGACAGCGGCAGAGCTAGTGCCAGAATTGTTAATCGTTACTGAGGAACCTGCAGCACCTGTTGAGACTGTTCCTACTGCAACCGTGGCAGCAGTTCCAGCAGCGCCTGTCGCACCAGTAGCGCCTGTCGCACCAGTAGCTCCAGTATCACCACGAGGGATAGTTAGGTTTAGTGTCTGGCTAGGAGAAGTGCCAGTGATCGTAGCATTAGCACTAGAGCCTGCAGTGCCGGTGGTAACAGTACCAATAGACAGTGTGTTAGCAGGCCCTGCAGCACCAGTAGCACCAGTTGCGCCAGTAGCTCCTGTGGTCCCTGTAGCACCTGTATCGCCTCTTGGTAATCCTAGAGACAGTTCATAGGTAGTGTTATTGAATGCAGCAGTGGCTGAAGAGCCTGGGCTTAATGTAGTAGTCGATACATTAAAACCATTTGCTAAGTTAATAGAAGCTGTAGAGGCAGCTTGTGCTGAAGAAGCAGAGGCAGCTGCACTACTTGCTGAAGAAGCAGCAGTACTTTGTGAAACTAAAGCAGCAGCAGCAGAAGCACTTGCAGACGAAGCAGCAGCTATAGCACCAGTAGAATCATTCTCAGCATTGCTAGCACTTGTTGCAGCAGCAGCAGCCTTGTCAGCAGCTAGGGTAGCATACTGTAGTGCTAGTGCAGCGGCATTGGCTGCATCTGCTGTTGCATCTCCTGGACCACCAGGACCACGATAAATAGCCAAGGTTTATTCTCCGTTAGTTTGCTTAAACAGACAGTATCTGCTTAAGAAAACTCCCCAGCCCTTGTGAGGCTGAGGAGAGCCACTAGCTTATAAAGCTTTAGGCTGGAACAACCAGACCAACTGCAGCATCGGTACGGACAGTCTTAACACCGTACAGAGTATCAGCGGTCAACAGATCAGCAAGCCACTCTTGCTTGTACTGGGTCTGTGAGCGAACACCAAGTTGCTCAACCAACGTGAATGCATCACGATGGAATAGACCAGCCAAACGAGCAGCACCAGACTCCAGCGAAGGAGCGTTGGAACTGATGTATACTTCGATACCGTAGAGGTTACCAACTCGACCATTACGGATCGTGTTAGCTGCACCAACTTCACCCGTGAAGGCTTGCTCGGTGTAACGGTTTGTACCCATCAAGGTATTACGCAGGACAGGCGGGATGACAAAGGAACGACCATCCATCGGCGTATCAGCATCGTCAAGGATCTGGATAGCCTTACGGAAGCCAGCGTCATTGAATGCAGAACCAACCGTACCGTCATAAGCGACAGCCGTGGTGGAGCTAAACTCATAGACACCAGAGTTCTGGTATGACGAACCGTTACCGTTACCGATAGACTTGAAGAGTGTCCAGATGTCTGAATCGGTCTGTACGCCAAGAGCGTAACCAGCGTCATCCGTGTAGAAACGGCGTAACGAGGCTAGAGCCTGTACAGAGACGATGTCTTCGATCAAACGGCTGTACTCGAAGTGCTTATCGATGTTGATTACTACCTCGTCTTCAGTCGCAGCAATCAGGGTGACCTGAGAAGAAGCAACTTTAGCAGAAGCA